AGAAGTTAATTATACCATTCCTAATTTCGGAGATGCTTCGGGGGCAGTAAAAGTTAATCGTTACAGGGGTGTAGAAAATCCATTTGGAGATATATGGGAATGGCGTGATGGATCGAGTATATTTCATGAGGGAGCTGGAGGCGTCAGTAAGTTTTATACCTGTGACGATCCGGCGAATTTTGCGGATGGGACTGCAACTAATTATGATTATAGGGCAGACCTTCCCACAGCAAACACTTACATCAAACAGATGACGCATGATGTCAAAGGAATTTATATACCTCTTGCCGGAGGAACAGGGTCGGGCGCAACGGCTTATTGGTGTGATTATTTCTATACGCCTGGACTTGTCAATGCCTGGCGGGCTGTTCTGCGTGGCGGTGCTGCGCATAGTACGACGAATGCTGGGTTCTCGGACTTGTATACGATTTACTCCGCCGGCAAGACGGATGCGTACTTTGGCTCTCGGCTTGCATACATACCATAATGTTGATAACTATTGAGTGCAAGGGAATATAGAAAATATCATGATAAAAAATATAGAGGATGAAAACATACAGCAACATATCACTTCCCGATGCTCCTCAAAGATGGAAAGAAGGAGAATGGGCAATATATATAAACCATACAGATAACGGCATCCAGCCTGAAGAACTTGAGGGGATGCGTTATGAAGCAGACTTCACTATCGTTAAAGAACTGACAGCAGAAGCTGCAATCCTTGCATTTACGAGGCAACAACAAGACCCTGTACTTGACCAAAAAGTGATTGATACTATTGAGGTCGATGGAGGAAGTGCTTTGGATGTACCGCTTAACTATGTTACCAAAGTCTCAACAACCATTTTCCCTGCATTACCGAGTTCAGGAAGACTTTTAAAAGGACAGATATTCAGTTATAACAACGGTGCTATCATGGTAGTGCAGGATCACGACCGGACTATTTATGCACCTGAGTTAACACCTGCTTTATTTTCTTTTTACAGGGAGAATCCCGAAGGGAAGGAATGGATACCAGGAGAGCAGGTTGCTTTGAATGCGACAAGAACATATAAGGGTAAGACCTATAAGTGTATTCAGGCTCATCAGACGCAGGAAAGTTGGAATCCTGAATTAACAGTCGGAACGCTTTGGCAGGTTATACCAACATCAAGCGAATGGAAAGCAGGGGTTGCTTATAAAGTCGGGGATAAGGTAACTTATTTAGGCAAGACCTATCAGTGTTTACAGGCACACACAAGCATATCGACATGGTATCCGAGTGTAGTTCCTGCTCTTTGGAAATTAGTGTAGTTGGTGTTTGATGACACGAAAAAATAGAATATGAAAAAGACATTTATAATAATTTTCCTTGCCCTCTCGATAGTAGGAAGGGGGCAGACGTTCTCAAGTCTTTTGAAGGACAGTGACGTATTATACAACAAATAAAACCTTTGAAAAAGTAAGATTATATATTATTCAGTATAAACAATAAAAGACAATAAAGATGAAAAAGTTAGGAACAGATCAGAGGTTAAAGAAAAAGTTACAGGAAATACTTGATCTTACCACTGCTGAAAATGCAGCGATTGATAATGCGAATAATCCGTCAGCCAGTAACCCGTTTGCAACGATGGCTGATGTAGAAAATGTTGAATTAGGTGCAGATATAGTAGATGCTTTAGCAGGAGCAGGTGATCCTTCTTCTTCTAATCCGTTTGCTACGATTAGTGATATAGCTGATTTAGGTTTGGATAGTGATGAACTTGATGCTATTGAAAGTTCTAACAATCCTTCAACAGCAAATCCGTTTGCTACAATAGCTGATATTTCAGAATCAGGTGGAGGGCAAATGCTTGAAGTAGAAGCTATTAATCTTCAATGGTTAGAAGGTGATTATCTAGGTTCTGCTGCTAATCACGCAACAATTGAATGTTATGATATAGATGAAGATTTTCTAAATAGTGGTATTTTGTTAGCATATGCTTATAATAATTTTTTGAGTTCTTGGCAACCATTACCTCTTATTTGGGTTGATACTACTGGAGGGGTAATAGCAGATATCATGCATGTTAATTTTGTTTATAGTCTGCATACTATTACTATGTATAGTTATAATGCAGTTGGTGTGGTTACTCCAGATATTCTTACGAAATATAGATTTGTATTGTTAAAGAATTTTGAAAACATTGAATCAAGTAGCAGTTCTTAATAATAAGAAGTGATAAATTGAAGAAAGATGATTGAGAAAGTAACAGATTATATTAAGAATATAATGCTTGTTATTAGTTTTGGTACTGCTGTATGGGCTATGTCTGCAAAATCAACAAGTACTAAAGCACAGGTAGATACTTTGAAAGAAGATATATTTGATATAAAGGAAAATATGCTTACAAATACTACTTTAATCAATTTTCAGGATTCTATTTTTGCAGCAGTTACTGTAATGAAAACGGATATTATCACAGTTACTAAAAGTCAAAATGCTTTACGAAATAGTTATGTCCGGTGGGCAAAAGATCATACCAAAGAATATGATGAGTTAATGAAGTATTTACAAGGAATAGAATTTGAGCTTGTGGTACCAAAAGTTGATTCAACAGATTTAAAAATAAAAATAAGGAAAGTCAAATAAAAAAGGAAAGTCAATGTCTAATAAAAAAGAACCGTTAACGGAAAAAGGAGTGCTTGATAGTGAGATGAAGCAACTCATGACACCTGAAGCTTTAAAAGAGTTGAAAGCATTGACTCCTACAATGCAGCAATTTTTATTGCGTTGGCAAGACAAAAGAGACCTTATACTGAGTGAGCAGTTAAAGGATGAACTGAAAGTTTTCATGAAGGAACTTTATGAAGAGGATAATGAAAGGTTGTGTAAAAGTGTAGCTGAAGTTGTAGCAAAACAATTATCAGAGACACTGACTCCAATATATCTTAAATTACAAGAATTGGCGGATGGTCAGGAAAAGATGGCAGAGGACATCAGTGCCATTAAGCTTGAACAGCAGAGAGCAAAAGATGAAGCAAGAAGTATTCATGATGAGATTGAATGTCATAAGAAAGATATTGATAAATTGAAAAAGAATGTAGCTATTCTACAACCTGATTCAATTGAATCCTTCAGAAATGAAATGCACGAACTTATTCCTTTGCTTCGTAAAAGTACTAAAGTTAACAGTCCTTTCAATATAGCATTACGCATAGCAATAGGCATTATTTTAGGGATTGTGTTTATGTGGTTTATTTTTAAATATTGGTGGGTAAAACTTTTCTGATATGAAAGCACCGGAATACATAGGGATAGTTTTTGTTATAATCTGTGGAGTAGTTATGCTCGTTGCTCTTTTAAAATTCTTATATGGTATTTTTAAAAAATAGAAATCATGGTTAATTTATTTCTTGATAGAAAATACTGTAAACCAACTTATACAATAGGTATGTTATCTATTGGAGAATCTTATTTTTGTGATACTTTGGAAGATGCGGTACGTGATTTCAATAAGGATGGTGATTTGGAAGATCCAGGTGAGATAAAGATATATGGAGAAACAGCCATTCCATATGGAAGGTATAAAGTAGATGTAACTATGTCACCGAAGTTCAAAAGAGAATTACCATTGATTATTGATGTAAAACATTTTATAGGTATTCGGATACATCGTGGAACTACTGTAAAAAATACTTCGGGATGTGTCCTTGTAGGTGATAATACTGCAGTAGCAAAATTAAGCAATGGTGCTTATTATGAGAAGAAGTTGACAGCATTATTAAAGGCTTATATTGAGGTTGGTGAGGAAATTTATATTAATATTGTATGAATTTACCATTTGAAATAAAAGTAAACTTTGTAGCTATGTGGCGATTATTCAAAAAATACGTTTTACACAGAAAACCACTTCCTAAAAAGAATTTTGGTTTGAAGCGTGATACTTTTGATGAACGTGATAAAGTATATGTACCAAGGTACAAAGCAATGCAATATCCAGAATCAACTGAAAGGAGAAACTTCAAGTTTTTTCCTTATCGTTGGAATCAGGAAGATATTGGATCGTGTACGGGAAATGGAGGAGTAGCTGGATTTATACAAGCACTCTTGAGAAATAATATGCCGGTGTTTGAACCTTCACGTCTATTTGCTTATTACAATGCCCGTACAGAAGATTGCAAGCAAGAGGATAGTGGAGCATCAATACGTGATTTGATTAAAGGATTAAACAGGTATGGAGTATGTAAAGAAGAAACCTGGCCATATATCACTCGTAAATATGCAGTAGAACCTTCCAACGAAGCTTACATGGAAGCTGCAGATCATCAGATACTTGATTATTATCGTATTTATCCTGTTACGAAAGAAGCTATAATGGATGCTATTTATAATGGTTATGCTATTGTTTACGGGCAGATACTTTATGAATCTTTTATGAGTGATGGAGTTGCTAATTCAGGAGTTGTCCCTGTACCAAAGTGTTGGGAAGATGAAATAGGTGGACATTGTAAGTGCATTTTGGATTATGAACCAGAGGGAGTTTTTGAATTAAACAGTTGGGGGAAAGAGTGGGGAGCTTCTGGTGGTTGTTTAATTCCGTGGAAATATGTTTTAGATAAGAAAAAGTCATTCGATTTTTGGGTAATCAAATTAACAGAGTAAAAAATGAAAAAGTTTGTTGTGTTTTTTGTAATCATGTTTATTGCGGTGATAGCCGTGATAGCACAGGAACCTGTAGATTCTACCGGAGTCAATGTGGATGTAATTACAGGTGGAACTGTTCTTGACTTTCTCAAGAATAATATGTGGGTATTGATATTTATTCTTTACTCCATACTTGAAGCTTGGTTTGGGCAGACTAATTGGATAAAGGAAGGTTCAGTGCTTGCTTTTATCTGGAACTGGATTGGAAGGATAATTAAAAAGCAAATACCTTCTGTAAAAGGAAAATTTATGAGTGATAAACAACTTAAAGCAGTAAGAGGATGAAAAAGTTAATTACAATTTTGATTTTGTGTACTCTCACAATGGGAGTAATGGCTCAGGGTAGTTGGAGCAAATTTGGTAAGATTACCAGAGGTACTCCTGCTACAGAACTTGTTGTCAAAGGTGAAGGTGGAAAAACAGTTGATTGGTATTTTCAGCCAGCAATGAGTTTTTCGGCAATTAAGTGGGATTTTAATAAGGAAGAAAAAGCGTTTCAGCCTTCTCCATTTACTGCAGCAGGTGTTGGGATAGGTCTTGTACATTATGCAACTGTAAATGAAAAACTGACTCCTGATTATGGCTTTGATCTATTAGTCATGTTAAACGGATCAAACGTTACTAATAAAGCAGGATTTGGTTTAGCAGCAACAGTGAATGTACTTGGTCTTGTTGGATTAGGTGGAGGATATGATTTTACAAATAAGCATCCATATCTTCTTTCTGGAGTGCAGATAACATTTTAATTTAAAGAAAACAATGGAACGGAAACGCACGATTAGTAAAGAGTTACCGAAGAAGCAAATGGACGGTGCGATGATTCAGGTCTTGTCTGAATTAACTAATCGTGCTATTTTCGCTTCAAAACTGGGCGTTCAATTTGATGGAATTCGTGATGTTTACAAAGCATTAGGATACAAAACAACTCTTGATTTTGATGATTACTTTGCCAGGTACACAAGACAAGAAATTGCCAAAGCTATTATTGATCGCCCAGTCAAAGTAACATGGCAAGGTCCATTATATCTTGTTGAATCTAATGAACCTGAAGATACTGCTTTTGAAACTGAGTGGAAGAAGTTGGACAGAAAAGTTGGTATGAAAACCGTTTTTACCAGAGTTGATAAATTGACTGGTATTGGAAGGTATGGAGTACTTTTGCTTGGATTAGATGATGTTTCTAACAATGCAGGTTTTGCAAAACCTGTTACAGGAGGAAAACGCATATTAAAATATATCAAACCTTTTTCAGAAAAGAATGCTCCTATATTACGTTATGTTGATACTCCAAACGATCCACGTTATGGAATGCCTTTGTTTTATGGTTTACAGGTAACAGACCCAGCATCTAAAAGCTCAAGTACGGTTAATGTACATTTTTCACGTATTGTACATATTGTGGATGGAAACCTTGAATCTGAAATATATGGTACACCAAGACTTGAAGGAGTTTTTAACAGGTTGATGGATTTGGAAAAAGTACTTGGAGGGGATGCTGAGATGTTTTGGAGAAGTGCAAGACCTGGTTTCAAAGGCAATGTGAAGGACGATTATACTATGACACAGAAAGCAAAAGATGCATTGCTTTCTCAGCTTGATGAATATGAACATGATTTTAGGCGTTTTCTTGTAAATGAAGGAGTTGATGTTGAACCACTTGAACAAACCATAGAAAGTCCAAAAGATCATTTTGATGTTCAGATAGCGGGTATTTGTGCGGAAACAGGTATTCCACAGAGAGTGTTAATGGGGAGTGAAAGAGGAGAATTAGCAAGTACACAGGATACAACAGAGTGGTTATCTTTTGTACAGTCAAGAAGAGAAGATTATGCAGAACCACATATAGTTCGTCCTACTGTAGAAAAATTAATACAGTATGGAATTTTACCAAAGCCAAGTGAAGATTATACTGTAGCATGGCAAGATTTGTTTTCAATCAGTGAAAAGGCAAGAGTGGAAATTGGAAAAGGACGTGCCAATGCTTTACGAGAATATACTTATAGTCCAATAGCACAAGCTGTCATTCCTCCTGATGCTTTTCTTGAGATGTTTTTAGGTTTGACACAGGAGCAAATAACATTGATTGATGCTATGAGGGATAAACAGATGAATGATGAAAGTGATGAGTTGATGGATATAGTTAAGAGTATGCTTGAAAAAGAAGCCAATCCAACTGCTCCTGCTTTACCTGCAGGTCGTCCTGTTCCTTCAGCAAATAAGTTCAAAAGAAAAGATTCATCTAAAATGATGAGGATAAGAAAAGAAGTAAATGCAAACGCAAGAATTAATATTACATAAAGTGACTCCTGCCAAGTATGATCCAACTCATACTACTGCTTTGAGGAATGCTTTTGCAAGAGAGTTTAAAGTACGTTTTACTGAACTCAAGAAAGTTATTCGTCAAACCGTAAATGAAAAGGATTGCTTTGGTTTAAAAGGTAAAAAGGTAGGAAGTTACCAAATGAACCCTACTCCGGTTTCTCAGGCGTTTGCTTTCCTTTCTGACCCAAAGAAGATTGAAGCGTTTATGCGTTGGTTACATTTGCAGGTAGAAAAGGGTTTATTGACAATGGCTGAATTACAGCAAATAGGTTCTGCTGTTTATGATGCTTGGACTAATCGTTATATTGCTGATTCTTACAAAAGAGGTATAATTAGAGCACGATATGAATTGAATAAAGCAGGTATAGCAGTTCCTACTATTGATGAATCAGGTGGAATAGATGCTGTATTTAATACACCTTTTCATTTGGAAAGAGTTGGTATTTTGTATATAAGAGTATATTCAGAACTTACTGGTATTACTGCAGCTATGGAAACAACCATTAGTCAGATTCTTGCTCAGGGCATGA